ATCAAAGCCACAGCCTTGTGCATAAGCAGACAACTGCATACCATGTTCATCGTATACTAACTTGGCTGGGTCTTTACCCTCTAAGTTATCTTTAGTTTTAAAGTCAACAAAGATACCAGACTTAGAATATAAATCTATCTTGCCACCATAGCCTGAGTCAGCACAAAAAGAAGCTTCAGCTATCCACTCTTCATCAGGAAACTTCTCATCTAAGAACTCTTTGATTACCTCATAAGGCTCGCTAGTGCCCTCTCCTAAGAAACCTTTTTCTATCATAGCGTGTATCTTAGTGCCTTGTTTAGCAGCTTCTTTACCAATCTTTTTAGAGTCTTGTTTACATCTATAAGTAAACTCTTCAATACTTTCAAGTTCTTCTTGTTCTAACGTAAGAGCAGAGTTAAGTGCTTGATTAATTTTCCAATTTTCTAACGAAGGTTTAGCCACTATACCTAGTATAGTAGTGACCGAAGGTACTAAGTTTTCTTTCTTAGCATCTCTAAGTGTAGTGTTTCTTTCTTTACCATTGTTTCCGATAACAGTATACATAGGGTCACCTTTCTGTGTGTACCAATGACCCGACTCTGCTATAAATTTATTTTTATTTTCCATTTTTATCTGCTTCCTTAAATGCTTTAATAACATCTGATGAGAATAGTTTTTGTAAATTAACTAAAAACATTTTGCTTGCCTTGTGGTCACCACCTCTTACAGTTTTAAACGTGTCAAGTTTATCAACAATAGTTTTAAGTACGTCTGTTTTAAATACAAGAGTACAGAACTCGTTGTCTCCAACACATAAGTTATGAAACCAGTAGTCTGATTCAGTGGCTCTTATGCCTGAAGGTTTACCCCAAGACTCATACTCAATACAAATATTACCAGACTTCTGCCATAAATCTTTTTCAGATTTAACTTCTATTTTTTTATTAGTTAGCATGTCTGCTATCTTTTCTTCCCTAACTGTACCATAAGCTAAGTCTATATCAAATTTCTTTCTGTTTTCTTTAGTGGGTTTCATACCAACTGTCTCCTATTTTGTATTCTCCTGTTAAAGGACAACGCATATTATAATGTTTACCTGCTCGTTCTATTGATGTAACCCCAAGCCCTCCAACAAAATCAGCTTGAGATTCTTTTACTTCTATCTGCCACTCGTCATGTATATTAGCTACAAACTTAGCGTCTATACCATTTAAATTTATTAATTCTTGTAATAAACACATAGCTTTTTTCATTGCTATAGCACCCCCGCCTTGTAATAAAGTATTAAGTGCTGCGTGTTTGTGCCTTAAGAATATTTTTCTACCATCTAAACCTTTGAGATATTTTTTTTCTGAAGCTCTGTCAACTCTGTTCTTAAGATTGCTGAATGCTGTGTTACTATTAAGAAAGCGTTCTCGCAATCTCTTACCTTCAGCTCTGCTGCCGTTAACAACACTCCCAATTTTTTCATCTCCAGCTCCGTATATGAGGGCATAGATAAAAGTCTTAGCCTCATCTCTTGATTTAAGTCCAGCAAGGTTTTGGTTAGTTGTGTGAATGTCTCCATTAATAATTTCATTTATGTATTCCTCATCAGCCATATAGTGTGCTAATAATCTTAATTCTAATTGACTTGCATCTATACCCACAAGTTTATATCCTTTCGGTACAGTCCAACAAGACCTACACTCTTTACCATAAGGACTATAAGAAGCAGGCACTTGAGCCATGTTAGGACTTCTATGTGCCATACGACCAGTGATAGCACCAGTAGATATAACACTACCATGAACTCTACCATCGTCTTTACAAGCGTCAATCCAAGACTCAACTTGAGCACCTCTCTTCTGTACTAATAAAAACTCTGCTATTAATTTAGCTTCATGTATATGTGTTATTTTTTTTAGAGTTCCTTCGTCTACTATAGGTTGACCTGTCGGTGTAAATCTTTTAGGTTTCCAACCAAAGTCTTTTAAGTATGTACCTATCTGTTGACGTGAACCTAAGTTAAACTCTTTCAATTCTTTTCTCATGAAAGGTGTCATGTCTTTTGATTGTAAGACTGTTTCATATTCTAATGTAGTTAGCCCAGACTTAGATAGTGTCTTATCTTTTTTTAACTTTGGCGTTACTTCTTTTATGTCTATCCATTTAGGTTTGAATGTTTCATGTACTTCTTTTTCTACTTCATACTTTCTTTTGTTTAAAGAACTAAGAAGTAACATAGCATTCTTCTCATCAAAAAGAAAACCCGTCTCATATTGATTTTGTAATATCGTACATACTTCATGTTCTAAATCAATACAGTCTTTAGTAAATCCTTTGCTATCTAATCTAAGTCTTTCTAATACTTTCTTGTTTACTCTTACATCTTGAATACAATACGTTAACATCTCGTCTGAGTATTCAGAGAACTCAGGTTGACTAGACTTCGGGCATTTAAGTTTTAGACCCCATTTTTCTAAGCTGTGTCCACCCTCTCTAGTAGGGTGCAGAAGTCTTGATAAGGTCAGGGTATCAATGACTTCACTGTGCTCATGTAAGTCAACACCTGTTAACTTTTTAATAACTGGGATATCAAAGCCAATAATATTATGTCCTACAATTTTATCAGCAGTCTTTAAAAACTCAATGCCCTCGTCTATCTCGTCAGGTTTAAAACTATAGACCTTGTTGTTTTCATCTATAGCTACAAGACACCATATAACACTAGCCTCTTCGTATAGTCCGTCTGTTTCTATATCAAATACAAGTTCCATAATTCTCCCTTAAAATGGTATTACATCAAAGCTTTCTGATGTATTACTTAATTCACTATCTTCATATTCAGTTAGCCTGCCCGTTTCTTTATTGTATACCAATGAACAAGCCATGCCCACGTCTCCTGTATATCTTGACTTGAGTATACGAAGCCTAGTTGTTCTTGATTCTAAATCATCGTCTGATTGTTGGTTTCTTTCTAAAGCTATGACACAATCAGATAGTTGTGCAATACTATTAGAGCCACGAAGATGTGATAAGCTAACACTCACTCCATTCTCGTGTCCTTTATTACCTTCTATTCTTCTAAGATGAGACACTAGTATTATACCTGCCCCTGTTTCTTCTGCCATACTACGCAGTCTGTGCATAATATTATCAATAGCTTTGCGTTCATCTCCATCAAGCATAGAACTTACTAACATATGGAGGTGGTCAACTACCACCCATTTACAATCGCAACCTACAATAAGATATCTAAGCTTGGCAAAGATAGCATCTATATCGTTAGCTCCAAAGTGTGCATGTATAAAAACCCTGTCTTCTGCAAAAAGCCTGTCAAACATAGCAGTTAAATTCTTTTCTGGGTAAGCGTCACGTACAGTATCAATGAATAGTTTATCGTTTGCTTCGATAGAAAGTATACCATCTACTGTACGTTTCCAGTCTTCTTCTAAAGCAATGATGCCTACGTTATCTTCTGTGTTTTTAATAAGATGATGCTCTATCTCTCTAGTAATACTAGACTTACCTAACCCTGTGCCACCTGTAAGAGTTACTAACTCACCTGCTCTTAGACCAAGTAGCTTTTTATTTAAACCTTCCCAAGGATAATCTACACTTTGCTTACGTTCTCTATTAAGAAAATCTTTTTGCTTTTCAGATACTCTAATGATACCACTAGGAGTATATAACTTAGCATCCCACCACGCACTTGTAAATGCTTGGTGCTTACCCTTTTGAAGTATTTCATTAGGGTCTTTAAAACCTGTAGGTAAATTAACTATCTTTGCTTTCCCGGGTTTTAATATAGTGGCTACTTTATTTGCTGCTTCAATGCCTTGCTTATCTTTATCAAAACAAAGCACGACATTATCAAAGCTCTCCACATACTCTAAGTTTTCTTTGATATCTTTAACAGCTGAAGCAGCACCTCTTATAATAGACACGACTGCCCATTTACTACCTAGTAATTCATAGGTAGCCATAGCATCACACTCTCCCTCAACTATAGTTAGATACTTACCACCTGCTTTAAATAAATTTTGACCAAACAATCCTACTCCATTAGGAGAACCATCAAAAGAAAATCTCTTATCTTTAATGTATCTTGTTTTGTTTGATGTCAATTCGTTGTTAATAAAGTAAGGATATATATGCTGTGCTAATTGACCTGCGTTATCATACACCACCTTAACTCCATACTTTTCTGCTGTTTCTTTTGCTATTCCCCTGTCTGTAAGTTTTGCATACATACCACCATGAGCATTGAGTTCTCTTATTGTTTCTTGCATTGTATCGTTTACCTGTGGTTTGTAATTATTATTATTTGATTTGGGAAAGAACTCATTACAGCTAAAGCATTTAGATGAGCCATCTTCATTGATTGATAATGCATCACTGCTCTTACAAGCAGGACAGGGTTGGTGGTACTTAATAAATTTTAAATTTGTTTCCATTTTGTTTGACCTAAAAAGAAAAGCTAGGCACTAATTAAGTTAGACACCTAGCTTTGGTTGGAGATATTATTCTATGAGTCTGTTTCTAAAGACTCTTCTTCGTCTTGCTCAACATCTACTTCATCAGTATCTGTATCACCTTCTCCCTTTACTATTGCTTCTGGTACATCTTGAAGTAAGACCTCAAGATTTCCTCTGTGTGTAGCACTAGCAAAGCTTAAAGCTTCTGTAATGACTTCTAATTGAGAGACTTTACTAATCATAACACTAGCATTAGCCCTCAAGCTTTCGTCTTCAATAGCATTGACATCATAAGATATCGTGCCGTCATCTTTGGTTATAGTAATAAGCATATTAAAACTCTTCGCCTCCTTCTATAGAATCAAACTCCTCACCGTCCATAGATTTATAACTAATCAAATCTATTACTTGCATAGCTTGAAAGTCTAATCCCTTAAAAGTTCCATACTTATTCTCAACTTCCCACTCATTAAATTGTACTTTAACTCGTGAACCATTACCTACTTGTTCGTCAATAGGTTCTTTGTTTCTATCAAGTAACTTCGGTGATTTCCTTACCATCCCATTTGGACCATTCACTTTACGTTTGATATTAATTGAACGACCAACAACCTCATCATTGACTGTTAAAGTTTTAACTTTAAAGCCACGACTCTCATAGTTATTAGCCACCTCATCATCTATTACTAAGTCTACTGTATACACAGGTTCAAACTTTGTATTAGGTAATGTTACGTTTGCCCAGTAGGCTATTCCTTCTTGTATTGCCATATTTAATTCTCCTATTTTTGGCTCGTTGCATTGTTGCAAGACACATGATACAGGGTGCTGACTATCTTGTCAACCCCTCTTCATCTATTTTATTTAATATATTTTTTAATGTTGTTAAACTTCCTTCTATTAATTTAACATCAAAAAAATCCTCATCTCCCCACCTTACTTCATAAGCTACTTTCTCCTTATTTAATTTATAATTATTTTCTTGTACATAAAATTCAAAGTTTCTAAATTCTTCTTTAGTTAATTTAGTATACCCTTCACGCATCATCTACCCCCCTGTTTTTATTTCATCTATTAAATCCCATACCTTATCAATAGCTTCTGCAACTTCTGTTGAACAATCATCAATAAGAGTATCTAAATTACTCATAGCTTCTCTTAAGTTATCATATTCTTTAATTGTCATCCTAAATCACCTCCACTTATCTCAAGACTGCCAGTGTAACCACTGTCTCCTTTATCTAATTTGTTTTCTATGTATTCGTTAGCTTGTTCTTGCGACTCCGCATACACATGAAATACTCCACTAACCTCTACTGTATATTGTTCATCTGTTTCTATATATGCTTTCATTTGTATCTCCTATACATGTATTACAAAGCCTGACATATCATGTCTTGCTTTACCTTTTGCTTTAAGACCAACCACTACATTAGGTTTGTCCATAAATCTTATATCACTTTCGTCTCCGTCAATAACCTCTCTACCTTTGTAATAGATAGGCATTATACCATTAAACACTACTGCTATGTTGTATTTAATCTTATCAAACAATTCAGAATACTTAACGTTAGCTTCTGAATAACTCCAAGTCAAGTGGTAGTTAGTATACTGTGCTACTTTTCTAGTAGGTATCTTAGTATAGTCATAGAACTGTATATCAGGGAACATTTCAAAGATATTCTTATCGTCAATCTTAATATGTTCCCATTGTATATCACTTGTTCCATTCAATCTAAGGCAAGGAAGCTTATCTTTTTTCTTACAGTAGTTCTCAAACTTTGTAATGTCTGATATCAGGTAAGACATGAAGATATCCCTAGCTTCTAAATACAATTTAGTCTTACGTTTTCTCGCTTCTTGTATGACATTAGTGGTTTCACCCTTCTTCATAATGCCACCCCTACCTGCTGTGTTAAGACAGGCTTCCTTGCACCCTGCAATGTCCTGATACGGACAAATCTTGGTATTACTTGGACTCATATGTAGTATAGCACTTAGATAATTACTATATACTTTATTACTTTTCTGTATCTTTGGATTGCTAAAGGTTAGTAATGTGTAACTCATATTATATCTCCTAAGTATTATTTGCTGAATAAGATTCAGCCATTTTGTATAAGTCTGCATGGGAATAAACCTTATCCCCCGCCACCAATATCTTTTGCTGTAGCCACAGTATCATAATATCTTTTATGTCTTGCTCATAAACAATAGCATAGCTATCTTCTATGTAATCAAGTAAATCATTTTTCAAATCTTGTCTATCAGGTATAGACCAAAGAGCTTCAACCTCATCTAAGATGTAGTCTTTACTTGCTTCTGTAATTATATTACTCATATTATTTCCACCCTGCTATAAGCTCTAAAGTGTCTAACTTTTTTTGATGTGCTACTGAAACATCTATTGGTTCAGGCATATCATTATCATATAAAGCATATAAGATTTCACTAACATAGACACTACCCATATCAGGGTAGTATCCATTAGCGTCATCAATATGTACCATTCTTGTAATGCCTTTTGCATTATCAATTATTCGACCTGTTCTATAAGCATTTGATATACCATAGATAGGTGTTAGTTGAACCTTCATCCCTTTTTTTAAGTCATTGTGTGTCATGTTGTTCCTCATTAGTTTACAAATTTATCTGTTAATTCTTTGATTAAGTCTTTAACATTATCTCTCCCC